TTTTGGCTACTTGGCCCGTGGTTGGCATATGGCTCACCTCAATGGGCATCTGCACCATGGCTTTCAACCTTAATGGGTTTAACTTTAACCAGTCCATCGTTGACACTAATGGCAAGATCATACCAACATGGGCTGACGTGCTGAACAGAGCTAACCTTGGATTCGAGGTTATGCACGAGCGTAACGCACACAACTTTCCATTAGATTTAGCGGCTGCTGAACAAACATCGGTAGCCCTAACTGCACCAACAATAGGCTAATGGCACAACAATCTACCAATGGACTTGGGTTAGCACATCCAGTCCAATACTACCCAGAAACTAAAGAAACAAAGGAAACCCCTGAGTCTAAAGAACTTAAAGAACCAGAGGGTGATCCTTCATACTAACGCCACGTCCGTTCATCCATTTTTTATGGACGCATGAAACCTAGGCATGGAACGGGGCTTAGGTATATGGAGATTACAATGCAAGTAACTTACGTATATCGTGGCATTGCTTACACAAAAATTGTGAAGTAACAACAGCACGGGGAGCACCTCAGAGTCGGACTCCCCTGCACTTGGCACGAGCCCAGTACGCTGGATACCTTGAGCCGTCTAGACGGTAGGGATAGACCTACAAAATCTCGAGAAAAATTTGTACAAAGAAATATAAATCTTACACTTTTAATTCAAGACAATGGCACAACAAGCCACAACAGCTAATGCCAATGGTCCTATTTATGGTGGTGCCAGTAATGGTACACTAACAGGGGCTGGTACAGCTGACCAGAGGAGAGCATTATATCTTAAATTGTTCTCAGGGGAGATGTTTAAAGGCTTCCAACACAACACTATTGCAAGAGATTTAGTGACAAGACGTACACTAAAAAATGGACGCTCTATGCAATTTATCTACACAGGTAGAACCAAGTCTGAGTTCCATGTACCCGGACAAAGCATACTCGGTAACGACGAGAAGACTCCTCCAGTAGCAGAGAAGACAGTTGAGTGCGATGACCTCTTAATCTCAAGTGCTTTCGTTTACGAGCTAGACGAGACACTTGCACACTACGATTTACGTGGTGAAATTTCTAGAAAGATTGGTTATTCACTTGCTGAAAACTACGATAGACGTATCTTCAGAGCTATCACTAAAGCTGCTAGACAGCCTTCTCCAGTTAGCATGACTAACTTTAAAGAGCCCGGTGGTTCTGTAGTTAAAGTTGGTGCTGCTAACAGTACCGTTGAAGCTGACGCTTATAATGCTGGACACCTAGTTAACGCTTTCTACGACGCTGCTGCAATCCTAGACGAAAAAGGAGTAAGTGGTGAAGGTAGAGTAGCTGTACTAAACCCAAGACAGTACTACGCACTTATCCAAGACGTTACAAACAATGGTTTAATCAACCGTGACGTACAAGGTACAGCGTTACAGTCTGGTAACGGCATTATAGAGATCGCTGGTATCACAATTTACAAGTCAATGAACATTCCGTTCATGGGTAACTTTGGTACTAAGGCTTCTATGAATCCTAGAGCTTCTAACGATAACGAAGGAGACTTCGTAGGTGCTGCTATGGATGACCAAGACGCTAAGACAACACCGTCTAACAGTAACACACAGAAAACAATCAACAACTATGGTACAGCAACTAAGTTTGCTAAGTCATGTGGTTTGATCTTCCAGAAGGAAGCTTGTGCTGTAGTAGAGGCAATCGGTCCTCAAGTACAGGTAACAAGTGGAGACATTTCAGTGGTTTACCAAGGCGACGTAATCTTAGGTCGTTTAGCAATGGGTGCAGATTTCCTAAACCCTGCTGCCGCTGTGGAATTAGTAGCTGGTATTGACGTTTCATCTAACTTCAACAACACTGCTGTTTCTAACGCTGCTTTCTCATAATAGAGATTATTATTTTTTATACTGGGAGCTTCGGCTCCCTTTTTTTTATTTACAAAAGTTTATGGCTTCCACAACTATTGACCTCGATACAGAACTATCCGCAGTAAATGCAATACTGGGAGCTATAGGTCAAGCACCAGTAACCACTCTTGGAACTGTAGTTAACGCTGCCGGTGTAACAATACCCGGTGTATCAGCATTTGATAACCCAGAAATAGCGTTTATTTACAATTTATTACGTGACTCTAATGTAGACGTACAGTCAGAAGGGTGGCACTTTAATACAGAAAAACATGTAACATTCAAACCAGATGCTAACAAACACATAGTCATTGGTGATGATATAATTAGAATGGATGTAAGTGACCCTTGGTCTAAAAAGACTTTCAATGTAGTCAGAAGGGACGGAAAATTATATAATAAATTTACTCACTCTAATGAATTTGATGGTGACATTAATTTAGATGTTGTGAGATTATATTCGTTTGAAGATCTACCACTACCTTTTAGACGTTTTATTACTTATAGAGCATCAAGAATGGCAGCGACACAACTTGTTGCTAACCCTCAGTTGGTGCAATTATTAGGTGCACAAGAGCAGCAAGCTCGAGCATCACTTATGGAATATGAATGTAATCAAGGTAATCATTCTATGTTTAACTTCCCAGAAAATAGTACTTACACTACTTATCAACCTTGGACTACACTTGGAGGACGTTAATGACAAGTATTAGACAAACAGTACCTTCTTATGTAGCTGGCATGTCTGAACAGCCAGATCACTTAAAGTTTCCCGGTCAACTCAAAGACATTACAAATGGTGTACCTGACGTAACAAAAGGTTTGTTTAAAAGACCGGGTGCTAAAAGAGTAGGAGATACTAAGTTGGCTAATGTACAGTCAGGAGGATCTTGGTTTCACTACTTTCGTGACGAGAATGAAGGAGCATATATAGGACAGGTAGATGCAAATGGTGATGTAAAAATATGGAAAGCAAGTGGAGATAATGTTGGTGCTCAACAGACTGTAGTATATGGTACAGGTGGAGCAACAGCTAATAAAGCTTATCTTGCTACAAGTGATCCAGAAAACTTACAGTTTCTTACAATTAACGATACAACATTTGTGAGTAGTAGAGACGCAAGTAACCCATTAACTGCAATCAGAGATTCATTTGAAGCTACATATACTCAAAGTGGTACAACTGCTACTATCAGTTATGGCTTTCATGAACTTACAGTAGGTTATGCTGTTGATATAACCTTTACTGGAGCAGCTGCTGGAGATAGTGGTGAATATCTTACTATCACAGCCCCTAACTCTAACGCAGCTAATGGTACATTTACAGTTACATTACCTAACGGTCGAACTGTAGGATCAGCGACTGATTGTACTGTTACACCATTAACACCAGCTAGACCAGAACCACACTTTGCATTTGTTGATTTATTACGTACAGAGAATGGTAGACAATATGGTCTTAATATATACAACTCTAATTCTACAACTTCATTAGAAAGAGCAACTAAAATAGAAATATCATCTAGTACATATGATGAAACTGACGGTACAGGTCATTGTCCCGGTATCGGTACAGGGGTATTTACAGAAAATAAAGCTGGTGGTAATGGATCAGGTATAGGAACAGGTAATGGTAAAAATTTAACATTTAGATTTTCAGCTTTAGGTCAGCAAGGTGTAAGCCCTAACTATAGTGCTGCTGCTGAAGGTCCCGGTGGACAAAACTACAGAGCTGCATACAGTTTAGAAGTTACACTACTGCATGGTGGTGAAGGTTGGCAAGTTAATGATACAGTTACTATTAGCCCTACTTTTGCAAGCGAAGCAGCTAACGTAACTTATAGTAATAATACATCTTCCGGTAGTCAGGCTACAGTCACTATTAAGGTTTTAGAAACTGAAACAACTAATGTTAAAGCTACAGTTAGTTCAACAGCTGACGGATTAATTAGGCCAGCTCCTACCCCTTTCGATGCTGATACAGCTATCACAGCCGATACAATTTTAGGAGGTCTTACAACAGGACTACCTAGCGGTATTACTGCTAAAGTTATAGGTACTGGTATATACTATTCTAGCGATAACCCGTTTAACATAGAGGTTGTAGAAGAGGATCTCATGCGAGTTATGCAAACTTCTGTTAACGATGTATCACGACTACCTAACCAGTGTAGAAATGGTTATATTGTTAAGATTGCTAATGCTAGAATTGCAGAAGAGGACGATTATTACCTTAGATTTGACGGTCAGAACGGTAAAGATGGCTCAGGCTCTTGGAGTGAATGTGCTAAACCTAGCATACCTAGACGTTTATTCAACATGCCGTTAGTTATACAAAGAACTGCATTAGCTAACCCGGGCACATCTAGCGAACTAGCAACATTTACAGTTAGACGATTTACTTATCAAGACAGATTAGTAGGGGATGATGTAACTAACCCTTATCCTTCTTTTTGTACGGCTAAAGGTCCACAAACTACTAATCAATTAAAAGATGCAGCTAGAATCAATAAGGTCATATTTTTTAGAAACAGACTTGCAATACTATCCGGAGAAAACGTAATACTATCTAGACCGGGTACATTCGGTACACCTGACTTTTTTATTGAGTCAGCTCTTACTGTAGGTGCAGCTGATCCTATTGATATTTCTGCATCATCTATGTTTCCATCAGAAATATTTGATGCTCTAGAAATTAACAGTGGTTTAGTTGTATTTAGTAGTAACCAGCAATTTTTGCTATCTACTGACTCGGAAATACTAAACCCAGAGACAGCTAAACTACGTAGTATTTCTGTATTTAATTACAACATAGCGTTACCTCCTATATCTTTAGGTACAACAGTAGCTTATGTAGATAACTCTGGTAAGTTTAGTCGATTTAATGAAATGGCAAACATACAACGAGAAGGAGAACCTGATGTTGTCGAACAGAGTAAGGTTGTTCCAAGCCTTATTCCGAGAGATGTAGATTTACTTACTAACTCACGAGAAAACTCGCTTGTACTTATAGGTAAAACTGATTCTGATACAGTATATGGATTCAAGTATTTTAACGTAGCTGACAAAAGAGAACAACAAGCTTGGTTTAAATGGAAATTCAATAGAGGTCTAAAGTATCACTTTGTTATTAATGATACATATTATCTAATAGATGTAGATAGTTTTTTACAACAAGTATCTATTACAGATCCTGATACAAGCACTAATGCACTATATGAAAATGATTCTATTACTCAAGATGGAGTTATTTACAATCTTCATTTAGATAATTACACAGATTTAGAAGATGGTGTTTATAATCAAACTACAGATCTTACAACATTTACAAATCAGTCTACATGGATTCCAGATGTAGGTTCTGGTAATGGTCAGTTAGTAGTTGTTGATACTATAGACGTAGCTGGTAACACAAGAATAGGTAGATATGCAACACCTACTTTATTAGGTAACAATCCTAATGATGATTTTACGTTACCCGGTGACTGGTCACAAGCGACTAACACTGCAACTGCACTTAAGATAGGATACCTGTATGAGTATAAAGCAGAGTTTCCACGAATATATCCTACAAAAGTAGAAGGTGAAAGATCTTTCGCAGATGTTAATTCATCAGTTGTTGTACATAGAATCAAATTACACTTTGGTAAAATAGGTCTATACGAAACTACACTAACTCGTAAAGGTAAAACTGATTATACTGAAGTATATGAATCAGCTTTATTAGATGAGTATGATGTTTCTGATGCACCTTACTTAGCAGAGTATATAAAGACTGTACCTGTGTATGAAAGAAATGTTAATGTAGGTATTACACTTAAATCAAGTCATCCAGCACCATCTACCTTACGTGGTATGTCATGGGAAGGAGACTTTACACCCAAATATTACAAACGTGTCTAAATATATACACCCAATTACAATTAAGGCTGCCTACGAGGTGGCCTCCAACTTACGTCCAGAAGACC